AAAAGCCATTAATCAAGCCATTCAATCAGCTACACCCGAACAAATGCTTGAACTAAAAAAAGCAGAGCAACAGTTTGAAGTGCAGATGAAAGAGCTTGATGTAGATATATTTAAACTAGAAGCTGCTGATAAAAAAGATGCTAGAGGTAAATTTAGCAAAGATTGGACTGCAAGAATTATGGGTACTGCTGTAGTTGGCGGATTTCTTGGCTATATATTTTTAGTTACATTACAACCACCTGAACAAAATTCTGAAGCTTTAATCAATTTAGTGTTAGGATATCTAGGTGGGTTGGCATCGGCAGTTATATCGTTTTACTTTGGGGCTTCAAACACGCCTGAAAAAAAAGATGAGCAATAAACCAACAGTACAATCAGTTTCCTCGCAACTTAATTCGCATGAGGCAAAATGTGAAGAAAGATGGAAGACAATATTTCGAGAAACAGAAGAAATAAAATCACAAGTAGCAGATTTAAACAAAACTTTAAGAATGGCGGTGTTTGGATGTTTCGGATTTTTAGGAACTTTGTTAATAGCAATCATATCGGGTCTTCTACCTCTAAATTAATGGAAATATCCAAAGAAGGCGTATGCCTGATTAAAAAATTTGAAGGTTGTAAATTAGAGGCATATTACGATGCCGTTAATGTTTTAACCATTGCTTATGGTAGAACCAAAGGCGTAAAAGCAGGAGACACTTGCACCCAAGAACAAGCAGACGCTTGGCTAGAAGAAGAATTGCAAGAGTATGGAGGCTATGTAAACGAAGCCGTAAATGTACCTTTATCACAAAATCAGTTTGACGCTTTGGTTTCATGGACTTACAACTTAGGTCCATCCAATCTAAATAAATCAACAATGCTTAAAGTTTTAAACAATGGTGAATATGAGGATGTGCCTGCACAAATGCGTAGGTGGAATAAAGCAGGGGGTAAGGTGCTTGAGGGATTGACCCGAAGGCGAAACGCTGAATCTCTACTTTTTGAAGGCAAGGAGTGGGGTAAAATTTAGGAGACAGTTTGCCACATGCTACTACACGCATAGCGTTAGCAGGTGAATATTTAGCAGCATCCTACTTGCTGAGATTTTGCGACTCCGTAATTCTTGCACCCCAAGCACATAGAAGCGATTTAATTTTAGATCATCAAAACAAGTTATACAGAATACAAGTAAAAACCACTAACTCTACCTATTTAAGAAGGGGTAAAGATTATTATCGTTGGGAGTTACGCAGTGGTAGAAGAACAGCAAAAAAAGAAAGGCAAGATTCAGATGAAAGGTATGGCAACGGTCAAATAGATTTGTTTTGTCTTGTGGCTTTGCCTTTAAACAAAGTAATTTTTATGCCATTTTACAAAGAAAAAAACCTCACTGAGTTTGCAAAAACAGAAGAAAAACTTTTAGAAATAGACACCAAAGAATCTTTGCAAGCATGTTTAGATCAAGCAAATAAAAGCCCAAAATTAACACCTTTAGATTTGTAATAAAATAAGTTAGAATCAACACTTAATACAGGAGATCGTTATGAGCAAATTAAAGAACAACACCTTTATCTTGGAGACAGCTTTAATAAAGTTACAGCAAACTCTTGAAGACAGAGATGATGATTATGGTAGCTCTGATGATTTTTTTGACAATCTAGCAAAGATGGTAAACGCCATATTAGGCAATAAATTAGCAGAACCAATAACAGGTAGCGATGCTTGTAATATTATGCTTTGCATGAAATTAATACGCATATCCCAAAATCCACAACATATGGACAGTTGGATTGATACGGCAGGATATGCCATTCTAGGACTATTAAAACAAGACCATCTGTGTGAAAATGAGGAATGACATGTTTCTTGTGGGTATTATTCAATATCTCCTCTCTCTCATAATTACATGTCTAGGGAAGTTGGCGTTACTCCCCCCTAAGAAAGATGTTGTCCAACTTCCCACCCTATGCTTGATTTAGACAAAATAAAATCTTTTGAAATTCTATCTAAAGATGAGCAGATAGAAGCATTGGCTTTAATTGATAAATGGAAAAACATTAAAGCAAGAACCAAATGCAGAGATGATTTTTTAGAGTTTGTAAAAATGATGTGGCAAGGCTTTATCATGGGCAGACATCACAAGATACTTGCAGACAAATTTAATCGCATAGCACAAGGCAAGTTAAAAAGACTTATCGTGTGTTTACCACCAAGACATTCCAAATCAGAGTTTGCATCTACATTTTTTCCTGCATGGATGATGGGACTAAATCCATCACTTAAAATTATTCAAGCAACTCACACCGCAGAACTAGCTGTAAGGTTTGGTCGTAGAGTTAGAAACATTATTGACTCAGAAGATTATCAAACCGTTTTTCCTAATATTAGTTTATCAGGTGACAACAAGTCAGCAGGTCGATGGACAACCAATGATGGCGGTGAAGCTTTCTACTCAGGAGTTGGTGGTGCTATTACAGGTCGTGGTGCAGACTTATTAATCATTGACGATCCACATTCTGAGCAAGATGCTATGTCACCAACTGCAATGGATGGAGCTTGGGAGTGGTACACATCAGGACCACGCCAAAGGTTACAGCCGGGTGGTACTATCATCTTAGTAATGACACGATGGTCAACTAAAGACTTAGCAGGTCGATTACTTAAAAGACAGTCAGAAGCACACGCTGACCAATGGGAGCTTGTTGAGTTTCCTGCAATTATGCCTGAGTCTGATGAGCCTTTATGGGCAGAGTTTTGGAAGAAAGAGGAACTCTTGGGTGTAAAAGCATCTTTACCAGTATCTAAATGGAATGCTCAGTGGATGCAAAATCCAACAGCAGAAAGCGGATCAATTATAAAAAGAGAATGGTGGAAAACTTGGGAGAGTGAAGAGATTCCTGCGTGTGAGTGTATTATACAAAGCTATGACACCGCATTTAGTGCAAAAGAAACGGCTGACTACTCGGCTATAACGACATGGGGCATATTTTATCCTGAAGAAGGCGATGAAGCTTCTGTCATATTGTTGGATGCAACAAGGCACAGAGTAGATTTTCCTGAGTTGAAAAAAATAGCTTTAGAAGAATATAAATATTGGGAACCTGATATTGTTTTAATTGAGGCAAAAGCCAGTGGTACGCCTCTAACACAAGAGCTTAGAAAGATAGGTATACCTGTACAATCTTACTCACCGAGCAGAGGTCAAGACAAGATAGCTAGAATGAACTCTGTTTCTCCCATGTTTGAAAGCGGTATGGTGTGGGCAACAGAAGATGCATTTGCTGAAGAAGTTATTGAAGAAATGGCTTCTTTTCCTTATGGAGAAAACGATGACTTTGCTGACTCCGCAACCATGGCATTGATGAGAATTAGACAAGGTGGCTTAATTGAGCTAGGCACAGACTATGAAGATGAGGTATCATTTGATAGAAGAAAGCTAAGTTATTACTGATGAAAATATTTATTACAAAATTTATTCATGACGGTCAGGAATATTGTGGACCTAATATACACGCTGAAGACTTAGAGGTAGCTCAAGCCATAGCAGAAATTGACGGTTACATAGTACAAGGAGAGTTAACAGACTTAGTACAATTCAAAGAAGACGAGAAGAGGGTTTTGCATTAATGCTTGAAAACAAAGGAAACAACAATAGATTTGTAAAAAATAAACAATTTTTACAGTCGTACCATAATAATGTTGTAAAAACAGGCAATCAAGGCATTGAGTCAACGCCTGAAGGTGGCAAAACAGTAACAATGAAGATTGTTGGTTTAAATATAAATGGAAAAGAATACTTATTGCCTAGTTATGACATTGACACAAAAACAATAATGAACAAGCAACAAATTGTAGAAAAGTTTAAACCTTTAATTGAGTCAGGTGTTATTGAGGGATATCAAAATCCTGATGAGGCTGAATTAGATCGAAAAATAATGTATCCTACAATTGTTGGCAATATGCCATCAATGAACGAAAATATACAAAAACTATCAAAATCATTAATGGCAAATTAATATGGCAATTGAAAGAAAATTAGGCACAGAAGACAATCCTGACATTGTGGATCAGGGCAAAGCTGTTGATATAGAAGCAGAAGCACCTTCCTTTGAAGAGCAACTGATGGAATCTTTAGAGGTTACCATCAACGATGATGAAATTATTATTGATGAAGCTCAAGAAGAAGAAGAACAAGAAATGCCATTTGACGCTAATTTGGTTGAATATTTAGATGACTATGTTTTAGGTTCCATCTCTAAAAAATTAATTAACGATGTAGAAAACGATAAAGAATCTCGTAAAGAGTGGATGAAGACTTACACAGACGGTCTTAAATATCTTGGCATGAGATTTGACGAACAAAGAAGCCAACCCTTTGAAGGTTCTAGTGGTGTAATTCATCCTATCTTGGCTGAATCTGTAACTCAATTCCAAGCACAAGCATACAAAGAACTTTTGCCTGCACAAGGACCTGTTAAAACACAAATAGTTGGACAAAGAGATGCCAACACAGAAATGCAAGCAGAAAGAGTGGCTGAGTTCATGAATTATTACATTATGAACGAAATGCCTGAATATGATCCTGAGTTAGATCAATTGTTATTTTATCTACCATTATCAGGTAGTGCATTTAAAAAAGT